GAACAGCATATCCATTTCTGTCAAATTCTGGTTGTGTATGCACTTGAACTAATCTACATCTTGGTTCGTAATTGTTAATTAAATTTTCTATTTGTTTTGTTATTACATGATTCATCTGAGGAGTCATCAACTCAAACAACATTGCTCTCAAATTAGAACCAATTTCGGGGTGGAAGGGTTTTTCGTAGTGATTGGTATTGATTAGGTTTCGTACACTTCTTTTTACCGACTCGACATCAGTAATCTTCTGAATATCTTTTGTTGCAGTATTCTGTTGAAAATCCAAATTGAGGTCCTTAAAAATCTTAGAACTTCTTGTGCTTTCGTTAGATTGTGTGGCGTCATATCTTGACATTTAGATTCCCATCCTTTTGTAATATTTATAACAATTTACCCAGCGAATACATTACTAGAACCCCCAGTAATAGCACCGCCTAAATCACAAGAATCATCTACTCGTGCGATTGCTTTGCTATTTACAAAAACAGTACTCGACCCAACATTAATAACCGCACCCGAATGTGAAACACAAACAGGAGGGGATGCTCCGTTTGGAATAGTATGAGCAGCCGTAGGGTCGCCTTTGCGTTCTACACCTTTACTATTACAAAAAACATCTGTTGATGGTCCAGTTACAGTCGTTGTAGTATTACATCCGTGACCAGTGGTCGTAGCATCACCATCTCTAGTTACAGCAGGCATTATTTCTTATTAAAGACCTTCAGGAACAACAACTGTTCCCTCATCAATCAATCTTTGTCTGTTTACTAAGTGTTGTGCTTGAATTTCTTCTTTACTACCGCCAGTATATCCAACAGCATGACCTTCTTCAATCAATATATCGGCACAATGCTCGCCATCAGTTGTTCTGAAGTTGCCAAGAATACGACCAAATTTACCTTTCATATCTTCGCCCTTTTTACTAACTTGTGTATCTAAGATAGCATCTTCTCCCAAAAGTGAAATTAGTCTTTCTTTAGCCGCAAGACCAAATACCTTTTCAAGTTTATCACTTGTTCGTGATTCTGGTGTGTCAATTCCCATAATTCTTACTCGTTCTTTATGAAGCCAAACACCGAATCCCAAATCTATATCGACATCAACAGTATCACCATCAATCACTTTTAAAACTTTACATTTATACTCGTACATTGTTTTTTTCCTTAATAAAGATTGCTTTAAACTATTTATAATCGCTTGACAAAAGGTTCGGACTAATGTATAATACTTGTATGAATAATAGGCGAATATCCAAGAAGGATATTGAAAATGATTTAGTACGAATATTTGAGAAATATCCAAAATCCTTAGAAAAGGCAATTTCCATCTGCTTTAACCTGATTTTAGACTGTTTTGTAGTGATGTACGGCGAAAAAAAGACAATAAAGTTGTTGGAAGACACAAAAAAGTCAATTCGTAACGGAAATCACACACAAAAACAAACAAAAACTCGAAAAACAACTAAAAGGAGTCAAAAATAGTGCGAAAACGCAAGGTTTTAAGTGAAAAACGCAAGGTTTTACTAAAAGTAGAACACAGAGCATACAACAAACGCATGAGAGCGAAGTACTTACACTCGAATCAACTCACTTTTGACGATTATGTTGATTATATTGAAGGCTATTACAAAGTTTCGATTCAAACTCAGTCTGTTAAGAGATATTCTATACCAAAAGTCAGAGAAACGGAAGAAATTCCTAGTCTGTCCACATTTAGAGAGTCTGCAACAGGCGTTGACTGGCTCAATCACAAAGAAAAACTAGAAATTAGTAAACAATACACAGTAGTGCCTGCATATAACAAAGGTCCTTACATGGTTGTGCCTGTAGAAGAACTGCATACCGCAGGTAAGAAAGTATAGTGAATAGAATTCAACATAAGTTGAACCGTTTTCGGGGCTAAATACTCCAAATAGTTACACAAACATTGAAAAATAGTGTATAATATGCTTATATTATGATGAAAAAGGATAAAGAAAATGCAAAGATTAGTTAGTTCAGATAATTACAATTTAGCAATGCTAGATTTTTACAAAAAAGTAGTGCCAAATCAAAAAGCTGATGAGGCGTTTCAGGCAAACAAATACACTAGGTGGTCTGATGACCAAGCCGCCAATTATATGAGTTCAACTGCAACTGGCAAGGCGCCTAGTAAATTTATTCTTTGTGATATTGAAAAATGTCTAAAAAGTGCAATACAAGATGAAAGACCTTCTGATATTGAATACTTCAAAAACTGGTTAGCAATGGGAGTTAAATACTTAAACTTAGACTCTAATAACAGATGTATTAATGTTACAAATTTTTATAAAAATAAAGTAGTAATAGAATCTGACCATTATAGACTTGGCAATATGATAGTTTTGGTTGAAAAAGGTCGAAATGATACTTATGATAAATTGCCTAAAAAATTAAAAGAGGCATTTGATAATGCAATTGTTAGTGTTCAGATGTATACAGATGTTACTAGACAAGAATTGTCTGATATTTTTACAAGACTAAATGACGGCAAACCTTTAAATGAACCAGAAAAAAGAAATGCTAGTACTAGTCTTGTTGCCCAAGTAGTTCGTGATTTAGCTACTGAATACATGCCTGTTTTCGCTCACAAAAACAACAAGTGGTTTACTACTGAACAAAAAAACAGAAGAGGTGTTGATGATGAAATTACTAAGATGTTTTATCTGTTTGTGAATGGACACTCTGTGAATGTAACAGCGAAAAAATCTCTAAAGAAAATGTATGAGATAAAATCAAAAGAAGAAGATTTTATAAGGCAGTTTAAGTCAACTTTTAAAGCTTTTATGAAATGGCATGAAGATGAACAAGTATTTGCTTTACAAAGAAACTCAGTTTTTGATTTATGGATAGTTTTTCTTAGACTAAAAAATGATGAAAACGCAAAAATCAAAGACGGCAAATTAAAACCATTTCTTAAACATTATTGTAAGATTGTTGGCAATTTAATTGATGATAAAACAGTTTACGATAGAAAAGACATGTCAACACAAGCGGACTTTGAAACTATGATTGGCGGCAAACAACACGGAAACAATATCAAAAGGCATGAACTAATTTGGCCTAAGATTGAAGAAGTGTTTGATACTTATTTTGTTTCATTAGACCCTAAAAGAAGTCTTAATCCTAACGAAAAATTATCCACTGCCGCTAGAGATGATTTTATGACGCCAGAAGGTAAAGAGATTGATTTGTCTAAACTGAATGACGGCGAAACATATCACAGCGGACACAAAGATGCTCATGTTCTAGGCAACCCAACTACTGTTGATAACTCTGTGATTCAAGAAGCAAAGGACAACTTGAAGTTAGGCAAAAATCCTGTGAAAGTCTAAGGGGTGCCAGTTCCAATCCAAATAGTAGGCTACTGGCACCATAAGTTTTTACACAAGAACTCAAAAGTAGTGTATAATATGCTTATATTATGATGAAAAAGGATGAAATATGAAAGTTGGAAATAGAATGAAAGGTGGTCGCAGAGAGGACCGTATAAATGCGAGATTTGAAAAAATGGTTGCAAAAATAAACAAACTTGAGTCTGAGAATAGACGCCTTAAAGAAGTACTGATGAATGCTGGCATAGATGAGTGGCATGTACCAGACCCACTTTTACAAAATATCAATAAGGCAAAATCAGACGAAATGCATAATCTAAGGGAGAAGTGGGGCAAATGAAGGCGACAGTCAAACTTAATAAAATTATGCGAGTTATGAAAATTATAGAATCGTTTGATGATGTAAAAGACTTAACTCATATTGTTGAATTAATCACAGAACAAAAACTTAAATTATTGAAAAGGAAAAAATTATGAATAATTGGGAAAAAGAATTAGATGAAAATATGGAATCAATCAGAGCATCTTACGATAGCATAATGAAAAGCGGCTACTCTATTATAGGTGTTATGATTCTTTGGATTGGTATTGAAATTGGGATGATGTTATGATTGAAAAAATAAACAACGAAGATATACCAACATCTATGCAAATGCCAAAATCAGATGGCGAATCTGAGGCTAGAAAACATATAAGAAAAGAAATTGATGATTGGTTAAAAGAAGGCAACAAAAAAACTATTATACCAACAGACAAGGGAACTGAATGAAAAATTTTATTATTATTATCTTACTTATTATTAATGCAATTATATGGAGCAACCTATGACTGGTGAAGAACAATTTATAACAGCGATTATTGAGCAAGCGATTGAAGATACTGCTTATGCTGGCACAAGTGTTAAGAAAATTAAATTTAAGATGGAAGCAATCGATTGGATTGTAGGCAGACATCCTGAGTTTGTAAACTATTGTAAGATGTTAGGTATGGATGTTGATACTATAAGAAACAAGATAGTACAAAATGTTGACATGTCTTACACACAAAAACAAAAATTCAAAATCAAATCGGAGGAGAAGTTTTTTGCCTAAAATGACTTACAACGAAAAAGTTCGTGCTGAAGAAAAAAACAAAAACGGAATTAATTTTAAGTTTGATGAAGATAGAATACTTGCTGACATACAACAATATGTTGAAGCAACTTACGATTCTCATTACGCTCAAACAAAGAGTTATCAAGCAACAGAAATTATTATTGACCAAGGTCATGGTACTGGTTTCTGTATGGGCAATATTATGAAATATGCTCAACGCTATGGTAAGAAAGAAGGACATAACAAGGCTGACTTGATGAAAGTTATCCATTATGCGATTATACAATTATCAACAGACCACTATAAGGAGTGAAAATGAAATGAACTTTGAAGAATTAAGCCGTGAGTTTGAGAAACTATGGGTAGACTTATGTGCAGAAGGTGAAAACGACCCACTTGCATGTGCAGGTATTATGATGGCTCAAGCCATGAGAATATACAAGTCAATGCTCACAGAAAACGAATTTAACATGATGGTGGAAACCATACTGAAAACTCGACCAGAAATTACAACAATAGAAAAACCTACAATAAACTAATGTTCATAGACCTCATATACTCAAAACCTATTTACGGCAAGGTATTAGATTTTGATACCAAAAAACTTGTATCAATAGTTGAGGATTTATACGAAAAAGATTTTAATACTATTACTGGTGCAGGCTATGACATACCTCAATCTCTAAAAATAGGCAGAACTGATAATTTAAATGTTTTAGATGAACCAATGTTTGAGGATTTAAGGTTGGTTATAAAAAAAGAATTTGATTCATTTGTAAAAAATGAAATGAGGTATAAAAATGATTTTGAATTTACTACATCTTGGTTTACGAAATCAACAAAAGGACAAAGTTCAACCTTTCATGGCCACGCCAATAGTATGTGGAGCGGATGCCTTTATTTACAGGTTGATGATAATTCAGGCGACATTGTTTTTGAAAATTTTGACCATGGAACATTTTACTTAGAGGTCGAAGAACACAATATGATGAATAGTCTCCGTTGGAATATTAAGCCAGTTAATGGAATGATTATATTTTTTCCATCTGAAGTGTATCATAAAGTAGCCGAAAGTAAATCAGATTTAACTAGGTATTCAGTATGCTTTAGTTTTTTACCAGTAGGTTTAATTGGCAATCCAGGTAGTGATGCTCATGCAAAAATTAATGTGGAGAAATAAATGTATAAACAAATTAGTGAAGATGAATTTAATAAATTGTTGAACTCCTATGAGCAAGGAGGTACCTATCAAAAAAAGAAATCAACTTTTACTTACAATGATTGGCTTATTAAATATAAAGGTAAGACTGTTCATGAGATTGATGTTATTGAACACTCAAAGTGGTCGAAACAATATCAATCTTGGAAGATAGGAAATATTGAGAAATTATAAATATTGCTTGCAAATCTAGGGACCGGTAAATCATATGAACAGATACCCTAGTCGTCCTCGGTATGACGCTAAATTAGGTGAAGGTTTAACGATACTCAACACCTAAAAGTCGGCTAACATTGAAAGGTGCACCCTACTACTTTGTTAGTTGACTTCTGCCCCCAATTCCACAATCATTTTCTTTTCACCAAATAATTGTGTAACACCAAATAATCTAATCCAAATTTTGCGAAAGTTTTTAATGCCTCTTGTGGAGTTTCTACAATAGGCTCTTGTAAATTAAAAGAAGTATTCAACAGAACTGGTATTCCTGTTTTTTCATATACACGCTCTAACACTTCATAGATAAAAGGTTCGTGTTCATATTTTATAACTTGAGGTCGAGTAGAGTTGTCAACATGATTCACAGCATCTAATCTTTCTCTCCATTCTTCCTTAATCGTAGCACTCGTAGTCATATATGGAGATGTTACTTGTTGGTCTAAAACTTCCTCAACAGCATGGTCCAGAATAATCGGTGCATATGGACGATACCATTCTCGTTTCTTAATCTTCTCGTTTAAATAATCTCTACCATATTTAGTATCTGGAACACAAAGAATACTACGGTGTCCTAATGCTCTAGGCCCACTCTCACTTCTTCCTCTCGCCACACAAACAACATCTCTGTTGCACAAAACTTCTGTTAAGTTCTCAACCGTAACCGGTTCATAATCATATCCCTTCAACAAATCTAGGACTTCCTCATCTTTATATTCTGGCCCAAGATACGGCATAAAGAAATCATTTAGTTTTGGATTATCAAGCATATGATGCCAATGATAGAGTGCCATACCTATAGCTTGACCAGTATCATTAGGAAAAGGAGGACAATGTAAGTTTTTAAAGTTACTTTTTACCTCGGTGTTTGCTACACAATTAAGAGCAACACCGCCTGCGATACATAAGTTCTCATTTGGGCGTTTCTCATAGATGTGTTGATATTGTTTTGAGAGTTCTTTTTCTGTAATACTCTGTAGTGCAGCGGATACATTTTGTGAAATCTCACTAGTAGTGTCTGATAAATCTTGGTCATCATTATATGCACATCCATGCCATTCGTCAGTATAATGTGCTTGATGTCCTAATTCTAAATCCTTTTCGAGTTTTTCTTCTAGATTGAGGTTTGTTTTACCATAGGCTGCCAGTGCCATTATTTTTCCTGCACCTGAACCTGGGTCAACTTCATGTATACGAGGCATACGATAGTTATTCATTGTAAGGCCCGACCACCAACCAGCAACATTCTTTGCACTTGTATTATCTATCACACTCGAACCATAAGCAGTGAGTTGCGCTCTAAAAAATGTAATCTTATTTTCTCTAGCTTCTGCATAAGAAAATCGTGAATAGTCCCCACCAGCATCATAGGTTATAATAGTAGCAGTAGAAAATCTAGAAGTATAATAAGAGGAAGCTACATGACATAAATGATGATTAATAACATGTGCTTCTTTACCATTTATCGTAAATTTTACCGAATCCTTTTCAACGACAGAAGGAACTTTCCAAGGAGGTTGTCTAAGAGAGCCTTCCCAAGGTTCACGGTTGATAAGAACAACATCAATATCATCCATAGTTAATTCACAATGGTCTAAAGTCTTATCTATAAAGGCTTGATTATAACCATAGTCGTGTTTGATTCTAGTAAATCTTTCAAGTTCCCAATTCAGTAATATTTCACCGTCTTTCATAACACAAGCTGAAGCATTGTGTCCGGTGTATATTGATAATGAAATCATTATATAGTCCTTTTGTTATTTCTTAGTTTTCTTTTCGTCCTTTTGTTGTTGAATCACCATATCAAGTTTAGCATTCAAACGAATCAAATCGTTATCTAACATTCTAATCCTATC